ATCCCAAACCAGACACAGCAGGTACAAGTTATTTCAGGTTATATTATTTTGAAGGCACACAGACTATGACTACTAATTCTCATTATCCATTTAATCATGATTCTGAAAACATAAGATTACGAAGTCTTAGTTGGACTATCTTATTGTATTGGCGGTGGAAAGCTCTCTCTACAATTGGTAAGGCTAAAGATGATGAGGTTATAATTGCTGAAAAGGATTTTAATGAAGATATAGAACGTCAAAAAATTATATTGGCAAGGACACCGCATCTTATTAATGATAATAAAACTCGTTTTAAAGGAGAGATAGTTTGTTAAAATTATTATTCTTATTATTATTCTGTTCAACAGCTTTTGCAAAGGTTCAGAGAGTAGGTAATGTTGAGAAGATTAAAGAGAAGATTGAAATGAAACAATTATTAGCAACTGACTTAGTAATTGAGAAGATGAACAAAGCTGAGGTTGCTAAGTATTTAAAGAATATAACTGCTATATTAGAGAAATTGTTAAATGAATAAGGAATTACTATATGTATTTCTACCAGCAATAAGTTGGATTCTTTTTGCTCTCGGTGGAACTCAGATTTCAAACAATATTGAGGGATGGAAAGGTTGGAGAAGATTTATTTTACCGACAGTATTTGTCATATTATGCCTAATATTCAAGATAGAACTGTGGCGAGCAATATGCGTAGGATTGATTTCTATGGTAGTTTATTCATTAGGGTATGGCAATGGTAAGACTTGGATATATCGCTTCATTGTGGGCTGTTTATACGCCTTAATAACGATTTCTATAGGGTTATCTGCTTGGAATGGTGTTACAGCAATAGCATTTATCACTTTATTCATATTATCTAACACTAAATTGACATCACATATTGTAGTGTGGAAATTATGCGAAGGTTTTTTTGGACTATTTTGTGGAATACAATTAGCTTATGCGATACTTAATTAAAATATTATTATGTTTACTAATTGCCGGATGTGCTACAAAGGCAACTTTAGATTTTGGAAATGATACTGTAATGGTAAAGACAAATACTGATTGCAGATTTTATTATAAAGACAAAGACCGAGAGGTTGATTTCGACAGTAAAAAAGAGCCACTTATCGGTACTGTGTTCAAAGAACTGGAAATAGATAATTAGGAGTAGTAATGAATGGCGAAGAACGTGATAGGTTGACAGTTTTAGAGACACTATTTAATGAACGCTGGAATAACCACGACAAGAGAAGTGAGGAGATTTGGAAGAAAATAGAAAAGCAATTAGAAAAACTAGATGAATTACCTTGTGCGGTAAATAAAGAAAAATTTAGGAGTATTAATAATAGAATTACTTTTATGTGGGTTGTTATCGTATTAATTGTAGGTATTTTTAAGTTGATTATTAACTAGGGGGATATATGAATAGAACTGAAATAATAAGACGATTTAGAACCGAGAACCCTGAAATACCAGAAAGGGTTATAACAGATCCCTTATTACATGATTGGTGTTTAGACGGAGATAAAGAGGTTTGTGCTATAACACGCTGTATTGTTGATCAAGACGGTACTGAAATTACTACCGTAGAAGATGACGAGTATTATGATTTAATTACACAGATTACTAACTTCTATGATATAGACGAATATCCTGGCGGTGGAGTTACTTATAATGACAAAAGAATAGATAAAACGAGTATCGCAGAGTTAGATTTTAAATCCCCTAATTGGAGAAATAGAGATTCAGGTACTCCAAAAGCATATTATAGACGAGGTAAGTTCTTATATCTCGATAGACCTGTTGATTCAAATGTATATACATTAAAGGTTTATGCGGTTCTTATTTCTAACGACTTTGATGATGATGATAAAACTCCATATAATCAGTTATCGTATTTAGAACCATTTCATAACGGAATAAATAAATATCTCCAATGGAAAGCTAAAGAGAAAATTGGTAAAGAGGGTTCAAAAGCAAGAGGAGAGTTTGTTAATTATACAACTTGGATGAAATCAGAAATTGGTGGCGGTAAGTTTTCAGCAATACAATTTACTAAAGACGAATCATACGGATGAAGAAATTAATATTATTTTTAACATTACTGGCAATTCCTTTACACGCTGAAGTTAAGAAAGATATATTTATATGGGATGATTTTTCAGGTGGATTAAACACTAAATTATCTTCATTTTCACTTCCTAAATCTCAGGGTATTACTTGCGAGAATGTACGCTTCGGAAAAGAATTAAAGGCTTTAACAAAAAGAGAGCAGATTCTTTCCTATGGTTCTGCCGATACAACTGAAACAATCACAGGTATGCACAGACTTTACCTTAAAGACGGAACTAAGGTTTTGATTGTTACTCATGGAGATGAAATAGAAGTCGGAAGTGATTCAGCAGGGACTTTTTCAGCGATACTTGATTTAGGTTCTGGTAATTATAAATGGCAGTGGGAAACTTGGCATGATTTAGCAATAGGAACAGACGGATATAATCAACCTGTAAAAACAGATGGAACAGATGCTACTTACTTAGGTTCTTGTTTCTGTGAAGATGCTGGAAGCGGTGCTGGTCCTGATGGAGATTATACTTACAAAATAAGTTACTATACGACTTCTTATGAGGTTCTTTTCAATGTAGTATCTAACCCAGTAACAGTTGTAGATAACGATATAAGTCTTTCAATGATTCCCATAGCTCCAGATTCTTATGGGGGTGAAGATGTAACAGGGCGTAAGATTTACAGAATATCTGATGGCGGAAGTGATTACAAGCTTCTCTCTAACGGAACGATAGCAAATAACACTGCAACTACCTTAACCGATTCTGATGCTGATGGTGCGAGGGGTGCTGCATATCCAGCAGGAGATTCTACTTATACCCCACCTAAAGGAAGGTTAATATTAATTCATAATAACAGACTATTTATTGCTAATGACCCATCTTACCCATCGAGAATATACTATTCAGAAGATGGAAGCCACGATGTATTTTTATCTACTTCGTATTTTAATATCAGACCTAACGATGGTGATGAGATTACATTTATTAAAAACATATTGGGTATTTTAACAATTTCAAAGAATAACACTATTCAAAAACTCTATACTGATGGAGATACACCTTCATCTGATTGGGAGATTTCAGATCCGTTTTCTCACGTTGGTTGTCAAGCTATGTATTCAGCAAGTAATTCGCCATTAGGTGTGATTTATCTATCAAGTGATGGGCTTTATAGTTTCAATGGTCAAAACGAGAAGAAAATATCCGATGCTGTTTCTCCTGAAATAAGAGATATATCAGAAACAGACTATGCTAATTGCTGGGGTATATATCACGAAGGTATTTACTATATGGCATACACCTCGGAACAGACAGGTTCTTCTACAAACGACAGAGTATTATTATTAGATATTTTAACAAACGCTTATTCTACAGACATATTGAGTTTAAGTTCTTTCTGTGCTTTTGATTCAGGCACAGACTGGGGGGTTTTATATTCAGGTTCTTCTACTGACGGAAATGTATATTCTCATTCCGAAACAGTACATGGTTTAATTCATAAAAGACATTCTGACTTTACGGGTACTTTCGATGATATGCGTTACAGACCAACAGCCTATGGTGGTGATGCTAATAGTCCTATATTAGAGTTATCTTGGGATTTAACTATTAACGGAGCTTCAGGAACTATTAATTCTCATTCATACGGTTCAACTGCAATTATAGATAGAATGGACACAGGCGGTACTTATATATCTCAAGCATTAGAGATAGGTTCATCTACACTAGATAAGATTTACTGGAATGAAAGAGTACCCTCAGCAGGGGGGAGTGTTTTAGCTTATGTGCGGACAGGTGCTACTGCTGCTGCTTGTGGTTCAGCTTCTTGGTCTAGTTCTTATACGAATCCAACAGGAAGTGATATTTCAGCAGTAACAGCGAATGATTTTCTTCAATACAAATTAGCGATTTCTACAGATGACATTGATTTTAGTCCGACTATTTACAAAGCCAACAACTATGTAGTTCGGGTTACTTATGATGTAGAGGGTTCAAGCAACGAATCGACAATCCCTTTACATTGGGAATCAGGTTGGAATGATTTAGGTTATCCTGGTCATAAAAAGACCTTGATGAAATTATATGTATATTACGATTATCCGGCAGACACATCAGGAACTTTAAATTTAACATTTGAGAATCTTGAAGGTAATACTGATGTCTTTGAAATAGACTTGCTTAGCCACCCAGATTATTATGTTGACCGCTTCACTACTGGCAAATTCTTAGGAGAGTTCTTTAAATTAGATATAGCAGAAAGTTCTTTAAATGACATAACGATTAAGAAGATATTTGCAGTATTCGAGGTAGAACCGTTAGTATGAAGATTTTACTATTATTATTATTTTGTAACATTTGCTTCGCAGGAGAGGTTATTGTTGATTTTGAAGAAAAGTCTCTGCCTGTTTTGAATGAAGAGCTTAGACAAATAGGGAATGATATAGAAAATGGAGACCTGTGGGAAGAATCAGATAGTGTTTTACAGCTTAAAACAGCTGCTAATATAGATTTTCAACAAGAAGAATCAAAGCAATTTGTGATAGAGA